GCCTGCGTTGGCTGTGCCTGTGCCGCCGTCACCGTTGACAGTGATGGCCGTTCCAGTGGATGTGCCGGATACTTCGATCCAGTCGGAGCCGGTTGCTACGACGAAGTAGCCGCGAACGCCGCTAGCGGCACTGAAGACGCTGTCGACTTCGATGGTGAAGCCAGATCCACCGCCGCCGCCTACGCTAGCATCGGCGACGCTCAGTTGATCGGTGGCTTTGTAGCCTTGGCCGCCATCAACGAGGATGGAGTTAGGAGCCATACCGCCGCCGGAGACGATGATGTTTGCTGTCGCTCCAGAGCCTGAACCGCCAGTTAGGGCGACGCCGTTGTAGGTGCCGTCGGTGTAGCCGGATCCGGCTACGGCAGCGCCGAAGCTAAGGATTGTGCCGTCTTGGACGACCCTTATTGTGGGGCGGTTAGGGTCGACGCTTGCCTGGAGTGCGGTGTCCAAGCTCGCGCCCGTGCCTTCGTAGAAGCAGACGATGTCGCCTACTCGGAAGTCGTGGGTGCAGGGAACTGTGATGTGGCTTGTGGTGCCATCAGTCCCGAAGTCGGAAAAGTCATCTAGGCAGAATGACGTTCCAGGGGGTTTGAATTCGATGGAGCCGTCCTGTCCCGTTAGGACAGAATCTCCGCAAATCTCAGCCATTTGGCCTCCTAAGAAAACATAACTGGGTGGGGGCGTTCTCCTAGGCGGGGGCTCCTAGGCTTATACAAGCACGGCTTGCTTATTAGTAGTTTATACAATCCCTTGGTGGCCCACAATTCCCATGCTCATTCGAGCGAAGAAATAGGGCGTGTTGTCTAGAGCTGTGAAACTTGGTCCGCTTATGTCTCGCGTACCTTTTAAAGCCAGCATTTCACAGAATAGACATTCCATTACTTCTTGAGAGCGGGCTGGGCCGCGACCTTTGGGGCCGAAGTATTCGATTATGAACGAGCCACGGATGTTCTCTAGTTGGGGGCAGTCGCCCAGAATGTCCTCGGTCATGTTGCCGAATTGGAGGCGTGCCAGCACGAACTCGGAGAGGGCGTCACCGTTCGGTTCGAGGGTGTTCTCAGCGCGGTAGTCGATTCCTAGATCGGTGCAGCACTGCACCACTGGTGTCTCGAAGTAGCGGCGGATTTTTTGGAGTGTCATTTAAACCTCGTGCTACGGCTACCGCCTTTAAACCCTCTAATTTTGGGGTCTTTGGCTGCCTTTAGGGTGGCTGCTTCTAAGATTTGGCGCATCTTGCCACCTTGTACGAAATTGAGGTACCAGTCTTTTGGTGCTGTGTTTGTTTTTGGGCCGTTTTCAGTTGGCTGTGTTCTCCAGCCGTTGGGGTCTAGGTCTAGTGCGATGTCGCGATAAGACATCTGGTTTCCGATGGTGTAGCCCGACGTTCCACGTCCTTTTAGTTTTGGGGCTTTGATTTTTTGGCGGGCTTCGATGCGTGGGTTGAAACGCTGCTCACGGTTGTAGCCCGATTCTTTGGTGGCGCTTATGCGCTGGCCCGTTCCACTGACGATGACCCAGTTGTTGCGGAATTCGCCGGTCCAGGCTGGGCCGTCGTCTTGTAGTTCTTCGACGATTAGTTCAGCAGCTTCTTGGGCTGTGACGTTTTTTACGCGGTCGATCCAGCTGGTGAAGCCGGGAAGTTTGAAGCCTGTCTTAGCCATTATTGGGGCCTCGCGACGATGTTGTAGAAGACGGGCTTGTCGCCACGGTAGGTTTTGGGCTCGATGATTTTCATGTATTGGTTGGGCGCTCCATCGCGGGGGACCAGGAAGTAGTCGGCTTCGGTGAGGTAGATGTAGTTGATTTGGACTGGATCGAGCAGGATTTTTACGTCGTTGGCTTGGTATAGGCCGCCGGCTTCGGTGATGTCGAGGCTGGTGATTACGACTTTTACGTTATAGATAGTCTCGTTTTCGACGGTTTCGCCTGTGTTGATGTCATAGGTGGGGGTGCCTTTGGTTATTAATTGGGCAGGTTGGCCCCATTCGGCGATTAGCTCGTCCGCAAAGTCAAAGGTGGTGTCTACTTTGCTCATTAGTTGCGGAATAAGCGGATCATCTTATTGTCGCCTGTGGCGATGCCGGTGACCCAGCAGCTCAGTAGGTCGCGGATCCATGAGAAGGATTGGATGATTAGGGGGTCGCCGCAAGTGTCGCAGCTGCTGGATTCGGGGTTGCTGAATTCGTCGTACTCGATCTCAAGCACATCCAATTTTTGGCGCTTGACGTACGTTCCAGTTGGGGCGACGCTGCCGCCGCCTCCTGTGTCGGGGAAGCTGGTGGGGTTGCTGATGTATGTCATGGCGAGCATGACTTCGGTTTGGCGGATCTTGAAGGGAATCGCAGCGCACGAGGCTAGGACTCCGTCGCAGCTAGCGTTTTGACGGGGCCATTTCAGGTTTTGGACTGGGTCGCAGCGGTCGCCGATGTAGTCCAGTGTCTCCAGCCAGGTGGTGGCGACAATCAATGCGATCGTTTTGTCGTCAGGGGTTGCAGCTGCCCAGTCCGCGTAGAAAGGCATGTTGCCTGCAATTGTGTCTGCGTCGGCAAGGGTGACGTAACTGTTGCTGTCTGGACCTGCAAGCGTTGCGTTGAGTACAGGTGCCATTACACGATTTCAGTGTGGGTTACGATCCAACCCGCTTTGGTTAATTCTAATCGCTTGAAACGGGCTTTCTCTTTGGGGACGTCGACGAGTCGAAATTCGCCTGCTTTGTAGGCGTGGAGGCGTGCCAGGTTGATCATCTTGCCGAGGCTTCGGGGATGTGTTCCCTAGTTTATGGCAACAAAAAAGCCCCCTTGGTGGAGGGGGCTGGATGTAAACAACTGACGCCTATGGGTAGGCTGTTGCCGCGATTGGGGTGTTGACCTGGACCTGCACGATTGGCACAAGCTTGGCTGTCTGGTATGCCAGAGCCCAGTTGCCGCCAGTTTCGAGCTGGGTGTTGGTGGGGTTGTCGCCTGCGTTGCTCCAGGTGGTGCCCATCACGTGCATACCGTAGTGGTAGTCAAGTGACATGACGTCCTGCTTGGAGAGGATGTTGCGGTCGACCTCCGTGCGAAGCTCCTGTTGTACGCCTTCGTTGACCACGCCGCCGCCGAAGCAGTAGACGGGGAAGCAAGGGTATTCGCCGGTCGTTCCAGCGTTGGAGGCTTCCAGCATGTCGTCCACGATTACGCGGGCGCCCATGAAGTAGGCCACGTCGTCGTTGCGGAGGTTGATGCCGCCGCCGCCCCACTGGATCGCTCCACCGTTTACTAGGGAATCGGAGGAGAAGGTCAGTGCGCCGACTTGGACGAGGTAGTAATACACGGAGCTGTGCATTGCTACGGCTGTGATGTCGCCACCGCGTTCGCCGAGTACAGCGCGGGCTTCGGCAAATACCTGAGCGGTCAGATAGTTTGACTCGTCGGGTGCAGCTGTGCCGGAGCACTTGGCAACGACGTTGTCGGTGAGGGCTGTGTCAAACAGTCCTTCGACTTGAGAGATGAGGGTTGAAGTGCGAAGCTTCAGGATGGCGCGGGTCAGGTAGCTGCGGATTGCAGCCATTGGGTCGCTGCCGGATCCCAAGGAGGAGAGATCATCCACTGCATAGGAGAAACCCCTGTGCATGATGGTCATGATCTGTTCGTCCGCAGTGATTTTCTGCGGGGTCAGGTATCCAGCACCACTGGTTCCCCAGGTGGAGTTGGACTCGATTACTTCCTCGGTGGGGTTGATTGGCTGGAAGAATGGCACGCGGACGCGGACGCCACCAGCACGGCAGTCGAGGGCGCTGTTACGCACCATGACGCCGGATTGGATCCATGCACAACGCTCGAAGATTTCTTCGGAGATGTAGGACAGGAATTCTGGGCGTGTTACTAGGTCGGGAAGGAATGTTCCGCCTGTGTAATTCTGGAAGGGGGCTGCCACGGCAGTAGGCTCCTAAAAAAGAGGGTTAAGACTTCGCTCGGTTGGCTTCGGTTTTCAAAGCTTTGGCGAGGTCTGGGTTTTCAACTTCAAGGCGTAATGCCTCTGTCAAATTGCCGTTGCGATAAGGATTTTCGCGACCGGGTGCAACGCTGCCTGCTGGTGCAGAGCCCATACCTTGGGAGCCAGAAGCGCCAAAGTGGTGCTGCCAATCAGCGGATTGCTTCAAATTTGCAAGGTAGTCACCTAGTGGTTGCTCGACGCCCCCGTTGAGGACCACTGGATCGCCTTGCTCGTTTTGTCGCAGTGCGTTTTGCAGCAGCAAATACATCTGTTGTGAGTTGACCGCTCCAGCAGTGTTGATCTGGCTTAGGGAGGCGGCGCGGAGACGATCTTGCTGGCGCTCTTGCGTGGTGGTCGCAAGTTTGGCTTTCAGTTCGATGATCTCGGCATCACGGGCGGAAACCGTTTTCTTGGCTTCGTCCCACAGTTGACGGAACTGGCCCTGGTCCTCTAGGGATTTTTGGGACGCAGCTTGCTGTGCGTTGCGGATTGAGTCAATCTCCTCGCGGAGTTTGGTCAATTCGGTTTCGGCTTCTTTTGCCTTGCGTTCAGCTTCTTTGGTGTGCTTGTTGGCAAGTCCCAATTTCAGCTTCAAACCCTCATCGTCGGCACTGCCGGATGGTGTTTGCGCGGGCATGACAGGTTTGTTGAGAAGCGCGGGGTCTACAGCCACGGGCTGCGTGGTGTTGGGCACTGCCTCAACTACCGCTGTTTCCTCAGACATAAGTTGTTGAAGTTTACCTTTCTATTATAGGAGGTTATCTTCTAGGATAATTTTGAATAAATAGGTCTAGTTTTCCTTCTATGCGGACCATATGTTCTTCTATGCGTTCCATGGCTTGGAAGTGTTCGGTGCGGCTGACGTAGTTTTTGGCGACGGATAGTTCTACTTCGTCGACTCTTTTGTCAAGATCGTTGATTCTGGTGTGTACGCGGGTGTTGAGTGCAGCCATGGCAGCCACCAGTGCTATTGCCGCTGAAACACCTGCTTCGATCACTGTTCCAGAGGGTCTTTTCCTGTCTTAAGGATAGCTACTGCTCGCGTGTAAAACATGCAGTCGGTTTTGTTGGCGCGCTCCAGGGCAGCTTTGACTTTGGCCCAGTTTTTGAGGGTGTGGGCGTCCATTAAAAAAGGGGCCGAGTAGGCCCCATTTTATTTGGTTGGCTGGGTTCAGCTAACGCGGATCATGACCACGGAACCGTTGCGGTACAGCTGGTTGACGGCAACGCCGGCAGTGGCTGCGGCGCTGTCGTTGGCTGCGTCGGTGAGACCGCCTGCGAGTGTTAGGGCTGCTGCAACTTCGACACCTGTGGATTTCACAGATAGTTCTTTGTTGCCGCTGGCTACACCGCCTGCGTAGATGTCAACGTCGCCGCTGACGTTCTTGATCGCACCAGTGGCACCGCCGCCTGCGTCGGTGAAGAGGACGCGCTTTTCACCGTTGGATTTCAACTCGACGTCGGGGAAGTCGCGGTTGATGACCAAGCTGCCGGTTAGCGTTCCACCTGCGAGGTTGAGTTTGGTGGCGATTGCTGTGTCGGCGTCGGATTCGTTGGTGTTGACGTCGGCTTGGACTGCATCGATTGCGTTCTGCAGGGTGGTTTGCAGAGTGGTGCGGGCAGTGGAGGCTGCTGCTTCGATGCTGTCTACATCAGCTTGGACTGCGGCGACTGCGGTGGCTGTGGTTGGATCAGCCTCCAACACGTCAAGTCGTCCACTGAGAGCTGTGTCGGCGTTGCCTCGGGTTGTGGCTTCAGCGGTGATTGCGGCGTCGGCATCGACCTCGTTTTGGTCGACATCGCTTTGCACAGCAGCAAGAGCGGTTGCTGTGGTGGG